TTTGTAAACAACACTTGACCCACTTAGTAAAGTTAAGTCATAATATCTTCCCTCTTTCAAAACAGGACTTATAGTTGCTGATACTCTTTTATGATTTGTTACATCACTAGCATTAACACTTGCACTAAATACTTCTTTATTCTTACTTGTATCTCTTAATTTCATTGTATATGTAGATGCAAATGTTCTTGGTATCACATCAAACGTCTGAGCAGAGCTACTCGTAGTCAATATCTTCATACTTATATATCGAAATAATAATGCTATTTTGTATAGATATAAAAAAAAGAGGGGTATTTCTACCCCCCTTGCATAACCGAGCCTTAGCTCACTAAATTAAAATAATGAAAAATTCACCTACAACATATAAATTGGTTTTCTAGAATTAAAGCTGTCAGGCTTTATAAGTCCATAGTGCAATTTAATTCTTGTAGGTATTACAACTGCGGTATCGCAGTCACCACAACACCTCGCATCTTGATACTTTTCAATATCAATAACAGGGTGTGGATTTGCTCCCCATCCAACGTAATTTTCTCCGCAGATTGAGCATTTTTTAGTGTTTGTTTTTTTATTCATATTGTAAATATAACTATTTTTATTTAATTAAAAAATGTTAATAATTCTCTTGAGGGGAATTTATTCTACTGCACTTTCTCTGATTTTTAATGTTAGTATGTGCTAGAGCAACTAAAGTTCGTTAGATAGCTTTAAAATAGCTTTATATTCAATATTGATATTTTACCAAAAAACAAAAAAAAAGGAGGCATATAGCCTCCCTTTATTTATAAACCATAACTCTCTATGCGTTAGGATCAATAGGTGAAGTAGCATCATCTGATGGTGCTGCTGCACAGAAGAATGGTGGGTTTGTTTCTTGTGCAGTCAATACTAATGTAAATCCTGACAAGTCGCCCATAGCTGCTCCTGTTACCATTGTTCCTCCACTTACTTCGCATCCGTGTAACTTTCCTAATAAGAAAGCGTTACCATTGTAATCTTGTACTACAACTTGAGGTCTGCCGTGAGCTAGTAATTTAATTTGCTCTTGTGTAGCCTTATCTAAAAATTGTAATGTTAGATTTAAAGTGCTTTCGTAAAAAGTTGTTCCGTTCTCTCTTGAAGAGTTTATGGCTGTTTCTAAAGATGAATTACCTTTTAAATCATATCTGAAAAAATCTACAGAGCCATCAAGAGTAACAGAACCATCGGCTGCTACTGCTAAGTCTCTTGTTGTATTATTGTAGTTAGAAAAGAAAACAAATCTTAATCCACCTACACCTGATTTACAAGCTAATGATCTTCCGTTTGTTATATTACAAGCCATATTTTTTTATTTTAAAAAAAAAGGTAAGTAGGCTTATACCCACCTACCTCTTTTATGTTAAACATCATTACGAGTATAATACAATGTCAGCACCTATTCCGTGTTGTACTCCTGCACTTCCTCTTAATACTACTCTTACGTTTTGACTTCCGTCAATGTCAGCCATATCAATTAACTTAACTTCTTGCCAGTCGTTTAATAGACCAGTACCAAAGAATAAGTTTGATGCTTCTGCTGCAACCATAGTGTCATCTGCTAAACCTGGAGCTGTAAATAGTGGAATACCTTGAAAGTTCATCTCAGTTTTTCCTACGTTGTAAAGCTCTCTATATCCTAATGCTGCTTGAGCTTGGATATATAATTTAGCTGCACTTGATGGAATGTAAATCTTAACATCTTCTTTTGAATATACTGCACTTGGAATTGCATTTACCACTTTTCCTAATTCAGCAACAATATTTGCTGCTGATAAAGTAGTACCTGAAACATCTACAACGTCTCCGTCAGCAAGTAATAAAGTTTTAAATCCGTCAAACTCACCTGCGTTAGCTGTGCTTCCGTTCCAAATGTTTTGCTCAACTTTCTGTGCTACTTTAGCTGCAACTTGTGCAATTAAAAAGTCAGAAAATCTCTTTGGTAGATTGTCATACTGACTGAAGCCCATTGATTGAGCATCCCAGTCTTGTCTGAAATCTTTTTTACATAGTTGTAAATTCACTTGAAATTCCTCAGGTTGTAGAATTCTCTCAGTCAATGTTACAGTTGAAGTAGGATCAAAGTCGCAAGACGCATCTTTTAAGATACTATCCAATGCCATTTTCTTGATTACTTCTTTAAATTTAATGTTGGGTTTAATTGTAACCCCACCTTGTGATAATGTTACACCACTTAATAAAGCTGCTGCTATATATTCACCAGCAAACTCACCTGCATAAGTAGTAGTTATCGAAGTTGTAGTCGCCATATCTTTCTATTTATTTATTTAATTAATTATTAACTTGGATCAGTAGCTGTTATTGACCCTGCTGCGTTTCCGATTCCCCAAACATACCATTTGTTACCATCAGACCAAATATCAATAAAGTCTCCTACTGATTCTGCTGATGCTACAAAGTTAATTTGGTCTTCTCCTGAAGCTGCAACACTTGCTCCATTAACTACTAAAATACCATCAATGTTGTCTCCCTCTGCACTATCAATTACATAGTTTGATGTATCAAAAGCATTTGCTACAACAAATCTAAAATGTAGTCCTGATTCAACTGATGGTAGCGTTACTGTTACACCTGCACTTGCTGCAAGTTCGTACCATTTTCCACTATCTGCTGCTGTTAGCGTAACTGCTGCTGATACTGAATCGACATCGTTCTTAATTCTTACGACATCGTTATTTATATGCGTTAATACTGCCATAATTTTATATTTATTTATTTATTACTTATAGTTTCCATTACTCTATCAAGAGTAGATTTTGTCCTGTTCTGAGCAAACTTAACTTTAAAGTTGCTTTTCTTTTCCTCAGGATTATGTTTCAAAGGCTCTGCAGCAGGTTGAGATAATTCTTCTTTTAGAATTTCTTTTTCTTCTGCTTCGCTATTTAAAACTTCTGTAACTGCTAGAGATACTTCTTCTTGAATATGTGATGACATATCCTCTTTATCTTTTGGAGACATCATTTTTTCAACCATATCTTTGAGTTCGTCCATTTCTTTTCTAAACTCTTCTCTTGTTACATATCTCATTTCTTCTTTGTCTTCTTCTTTTTCTTCATCTTGAGCTTTGATTTCTTTAATCACGCCCTCTTCTTCGACAACCAATAAACGAGAATCTTCTAGTTCGTACTCTCCCACAGGAAGAGCAACATTTTCGTCTTCTGTTTTAATAAAGACCTCTTTACCTGATTCGAAAACTTCTGCTTCCAAAACAGTTCCATTCTCAAGTTTAAGCTCTGCTAATTGAATATCAGATAGCTCAACACCAAGAATGCTTTTTACTTGTTTTAATACTTCTGTCGCTTTCATAACTATATATCGCTTTTTAAAATTAATTTTGCATTTTTAAGTGCTTCTTGTTATTTGACCTATACCTTGTGCGTGTAACTCACCAGTACAACACTCAATTTTGTAAGTCAATTCGTCTTTACATAAACAAGCTCGTCTCCCCCCTATTGGACTTGTATAGCTAGGTATGTAATCTTTTTTTTTCATTTCTTATTGCTTTTAGGATGTCCTTTTGGTAGTAAATCAAAATCACCTGTGTACTTAGGATTTTGTGGCCTACCATTTCTAACTAAATATAAGTAGGCATTTACTCGTGCTTGAGCCCAAGCTGTAGGTGATTTTATTCTAGGACTATGTGATACATTGAACGCACCTAAGCCTCTTTGAAATACTGCTTTTAATTGTCCTACTGTTACGCCATATCCTAATTTCTTTTTGTATCTCTCATTAAAGTCATCTGACTTTTTTTGTAAAGAGGCTAAGTCTTTTTGTGAAACTTTTGCTCCTCTACTTGTTGAAGCATCTCCTTTAGCTGTACCTTTACCCTTTGGACTAGGATTTGGTGTACCTGACTTTGGTGCTTTTGGACTTTTTCTAATACCTCCTCTTGGGCCTATCTCTGCGTAGTTATCTTTTTTTTTTACGCATTTATGCCTTTGATAATCTTTATAATAACCCTTAGGACATTTATATTTTCTAAATTGTTCTACTGATAATGCGTGTTTCTCACAGGGCATATACCAAGTTTGATCTTCAAAATCGTGAGTGTGTATTCCATCACATCCTATGTCCTTTGCTATCTTTTCTGCCATCTCTCTTGTAGAATAACCTAATCTGTCATTTATAATAGCAAAATCATCATTAATTTTTTCGCTGTATAATTCAGCTAGTTCGTGTTGTTTACAAGGCATATACCAAATCTGATTCATATAATCGTGGGTATGTATGCCCTCGCAACCTATGTCTTTTGCAATTTTCTCAGCCATTTCTTTTGTAGCATAACCTAGCCTATCATTAATTATTGCAAAGTCATCATTTACTTTTTCACTATACAATTCTAATTTACCTAGCTCTTTTAGTTTTCTTTCTGAATATCTTTTTGCTGCAAGACCACCCCACAATAAATATGAGATTGTACCACAAGCCTCTTTGTCATCAGGCTTATAGTATTCCTCAGCTCGTGATAAGAAAGAATACATTCTAGTTATTGTTTGTTCACTAATAGGTTTACCTTGTGCTAATTGTTGAGCCCTAATCTTACCGACATCTGTAGCACATTTATTGTTTACTTTTTTGTTTAGTTCTATACCCCTCTTTGCATTGTTTTTAACTGCATCAGGATAATCACTAAAACTTTCAAATATTAATCTTTTACCACCCTTGTATCTTTTGTCATTTCTAATAATGCCTCTGACTTGTGAGAGTAGCTCTTGTGCTTCTTCTTCTTCTATTTGTGCAAGATCGTTGATTGTAGGGTCTTTTGGTCTTTCTGCTTTATCTGCAAAGTAACCCTCAATACTAAAGCCTTTGACTTTACCTGTCTTTACGAACTCTTGCCATATTTGTTCATTGTTAACTTTGACTGCACCTACCCAAGTACCTACAGGGTATTCAAGACCATATAAAGCTGTCTTGTCTTTTTTAGAATCCTCTACTATCCAAGACTCAACAAGAGACAAACCTTTAAGTGTATGTTTGTGTTCTAATGTAGAATTGTTTTGGTTTCCTTTCTGTAAATAAATTTGGGAGGCCTTGCGTACTGTTTCTCGTGAGAAGTATATGTAATATTCATCTTCACCACTTTTCCTATATATAGGTTTGTTAGGTACAAGTAAAGCTCCCAATAAAATTCTTTTTTCTTTATCAACCTCTGCTAATTGTAATTGTTGTTCACCTTTAAGTGCTATAAAGTCTTCTTCAATAGCAGGGTTTTCAACTATACTAATTGCTTCTATGCCAGTTAGGTCTTCGTTGTCATCTAAGATAAGTTCTACTATCTTCATAATTATATATCGTTTTTAATTAATTATTTTGTTTATCCTAAAGCACTTTCCTCAATAATATTTCTATCTAAACTTTGTGCTGTTGTTACATCTCCTGATACTACAAATGCTTTTACAGGTTTCTGTGTTTGCTCTGCTAATGTCTGTGCTAATTGATTTTGTGTATCTGTACCTACTATATTAAATGATGGTGCTTGTGGAACTGCACCTCCTGAACTAAAAGATCGTCCACCACCTGCACCTGTACCACTTGGTGCGTCAGGTGTCTTTGTTGATAAAATAGTTCTAACATTAGCAAGTCCTGATGCTATTACCCCTGCTGCTGCCACAGCACCAAATATTCCTCCTTGTGCTAATGCTTTATTTGCTCCTGCAAAAGTATCAATGATTGCTTGTGCAACAGCTACTCCCTTACCGAATTTACTATTCTCACCTGCTAAATTCGCAAGTCCACCTAAAGCACCTGATATTATAGCAAGTTTTGCTTCTTGTGTAAGCTCAGTTATTTTAACTTCTTCTTCTCCACTTTCTTTATCCAACTCTTCTTTCTTCTTATTAAAATCATCTTGAGCTGCTAACAATAATCTATTTTTTTCTTCTTCATTTGTAACCTCTTTTTCTATTAAGGCTTTTTTCTCTTCAAGAGCTTGTTCTAATTCTATGAGTTCTATTTCTCTTTCTGTTTTACCTATTAAAGCCAATTCTTTGTTAAGTTCTTTTTGTTCGTCAAGCAAAGCATTTTCATTTGTAAGCTGTTCACTCCTTTGGCCTGTAACTCTTGCCTGTATTGCTGCTTGTTCATTAAGAGCCTCTTGTAAAGCAGTTTGTAATTCAATATTATCTTCATTACCTTTCAAAGCTGCTCTAGCCGAATCAACTGCTGTCTGAGAGTTTTTGAGCATTATTTCAGTTTGTTCATCTAGTATTTCTCCAAGTCTTCTATTTGCAGCTATTCTATCCTCTATACTTAAAGAAGTATCATCCCTTAATTGTCGTTGCTGTTCTGCTTGTACATCAAATTTTTCAATTAGACCTTGATTTTCTGCATTTAATAATTGTGCTGAGTTGGCAAGTTTGACATTTGCTGCTGCTGTCTTTACTGTTTCAGTTGCATATTTAGTTGTCGCTTCTGCAACTTTAGTAACTGTTTCTACTGTTTTATCAAAACTATTATCTACACCTGTTATTACATCAAATAATTCTTTCCCTGCATTTTTAGCACTTTCGGCTGCACCTTTAAAATCTCCCTCAAATACTTTTTTTATAGCTGTACCTACAAAGCCTATTGCATCTAACATTGACCTAAATCTTTCGATTACATTGTCAAAAAGTGATTTTCCAAAATTCTTTATACCCTCTATAGAAAATATTTGTTTAAACGATTCAGCTACACCACCAACATTGTCTAATACTAAATTTATAAAGTCGTTAAAAACTATTCTTACAGTTTCAAAAGTAGTAGCAAAAAAATCTGCAACTCTTTGATTTGAGTTTAAGACTTCCGTAAATTTTGCAAAAGCACCTATTAGTAACC